CGTCGAACGAGTAGACGTATTTGATCCCGGACGTGGCGATCGTGCCGCCTGTTTTGACCTTGAAGACGATCTGATAGTCATCGACCGGGACGCCGGTTTGCGTGATGACAGATGTGCCCGTCACGCCGGTTATGTCGATCGGTTCGACGACAGCGGCCGCACTCGCTTCGCTCTTCGTGAAGAGCACGGGCCGACCGTACAGCGCCATGTAGTGCGCTGCAGACTCGATGGCGGGTCCCTCGCCGAAGTTCGCTTGTATGTCCTGAATGCGGCCGAACGTCGCGGGCACGTTCGCGACTCCGATCGATGTCGGCCCGATAATCGCGTGCAGTCGCCCAGCGCTTGGAGGCAAGACGCCGAGCGCGCCGTCTAGCTCGGTGATGATCACACTCGGTTGCGTCATGGTCTTCTTTCCTTGTGTCGAGGTTCAGACTTCAGGCTCCGGCTCGGGCGGAAGCTCTCCGGGCGGGATGCTCATCACTTCGGGCTCGCTCTCGTTCAGCTGGGTGGGGATCTCCGCGCCCAGCGTCGTGTCGTTCGCGGCTGCGTCTTCGCCCGCATCGATGATCCCGCTGTCGCCATCGATGGCATCGAGCACGGGCGCTTGCACCGAGCAGATGAGGCGAAGCGACGCGCCCCAGCGACGCTCGATCTTGTCGACGAGCCACATCTCGTTCCGCACTGCGAACGTGCCGTGTGCTGCGAGATAGACAGCGCGGTACCACTGGTCACGAACGACGCGCGCTATGTGGTACTGCTTCTGCTCGTTCTCCGGGTCGGACGCGTCCTGCCCCGTGATGTAGACGGTGAAGTATTCATCGAGCACAGCGAGCACGCGTGGCACTTGGCCGGGGTTGCGCGCGGGAAGCACGTTGCCTGCATTCGACGTCGGGTCTCCAGGAACCCACGCGATGCGTGTCTTGCCCGTCATGTGCTGCGCGGGCACGCGCCAGCCGAAGAGGTTCGGGACATTGATCCCGTCCGTTGCGAACTGCAGCTTGACGGCCGCGAACAGATACTCAAGCGCTAGGACCTGGCTCATCGGACAGCCTCGAGGAACGCGTCCGACAGAACTTTCTGAATGAGCGCAGCCATCCGCGGCGGCACTTTCTTCACGGGCAAGATCGTGCGCTTCAGCCCGCCTTTGACGTGGCCTTTGTGGTGGCGCGCTTCGACGCCGACGATGCGCGTGTAAATGACATCGCCGATCGCAGCGACGCGCAGCGCATCCGCAGCATGCTGGAGCGGCTTCTCACCCTCCTGGGTGTGCTTCCACGGGTGGCCCTCGGATGTCGTGCCGCGCGCGATCGTGCCTTCGATGTCGCGACGCATGACCTTCGCGACGTCGGGCGCTGCTTTCTTCCCAAGGTTCGGCAGCTCGATGATCTTCGCAATCATCGCTTGCAGCTCCATCATCGCAGCGTCGTTCTCTGGAGAGTCGCTCATAGAAACGTGCCCTCTCCGGCGACGTCTTCATCGCGCCCGACGTCGGCCTGCACGTCGGCCCACACGTACGGAGACTGCTCGCTGTAGCTGCGCGGGAAGCCGCGGGTGATGCCGCTCGTGTCGACGTCCGCGCGCTGCGGCAGATCGAACAGTCCCGTATCGCTGTTCGCTGCTTCCGTGAGCTCGCGCATCGCAGCATCCGCTGCAGCGCGATAGTCGATCATCTGTTCATCGGTCGCGACAACGCCGCGCTTGCGCCAGCAGCGGAGCGTCACGAGGTCAGTGAGCCAGCGGATGACTGCGATCGGATACGGCGCTTCGAACGGCGCGGCGTAGCGCTTCGCGAGTCGCGAATCGATGTACGCGGAACCCATGTCGAGCGCTTTGTCCACCCAGCCCGGCTCGGAGACTTCGATCTCGTCCACGAATGCCGACGGCATGTCCGTGGTGAGCTTGAAGTCTGCGATCGCGAGGTAGGCAGTCATGGCTGGCGGAGTCTCGACATGAAGCGGAGCAACTCACGGCGCCGACCGATCGGCGCCGCTTCGTGCGTGCGTGAAGAGTGCGAGCGCTCAAGCGTTCAAGTCGCCATGCACTTGAAGAGCAGATACGGATGGCCGTTCATGATGCTGTTACGACCTTCAGTCAGCCACTGGTACTCGCGGATGCGTGCGAGCTGCCCGTCGTTCTGCGGGCCGTAGTACAGCACCGAAAACGGCTCGCGATTGATGTAAGCGAACGCGCCGAGTTCGTTGTTGGTGATCTCTTCGACCGCGATGTAATAGGTCGTGTCGCTGCCGCCGAACGCTGCGCCGAGCTCCGGGGCTTCGACGGGTTGACCCAGGCCGAAGTTGCGCACGACTGCTTCGACGTCGCCGCTGCCCGCTGCGCCGGTCGCTGCGAGTTGCGCGATGAACTTCGCGTTGGTGATCTGCTGTGCTCTCGCAACCAGCGTCGGCGGGATCAGGATGTTCGCAACGCGTAGGAAGCGAGGATCCTCGCCGTTCGGCATCTTGAGCGCGCCGGAGATGTACGCGATGGCCTTCGCGATGTTCGCGATCGCAACTTCCACGCTCACGCTCGTGTCGATCGGAAGCGCGCCCGGGTAGATGCCTGCCGCTGCGCCCGTGAAGATGTTGGCGTAGACGCCAGCATTCACGTTGAACGGATTGACCTTGTGGTTCTGGTTGAAGAACGAGAGCCCGTCGTACGTGTTGCCGTTCGCGAGCAGCGCGAGCGCTGTCATTTTTTGGGGCCAGTAGGCAGCGTAACTGCCCATCTGCCGGCTCCAGTGCGTCGCGAAGTCGATCCCCTGGCCGTCGACGTCTTCAAACTGCTCTTTCTTGATCTTCAGACCGGCGGCGGCGTTCTCATGCTCCACCTCTGTGGTCTGCGACACGATGTCTTCGAACTCAACGTTGCCGCCGCGTCCGGTCTTTTGGATGCGCGCAGTGTCGAGCAGCCACGTAACGCGCTCTTTCTTCGCTCCGGACGTCGGGCCAGTCTTGCAGACTGTGCCCCACCAGAGCTTGCTCGTAAGACGCTCGTATTCGCGAGCGGTGATCGTGCGCATGTTCGATTCGAGATCGAATAGGAATGACGGGGTGAGAGTTGCCATCTAGGTTGTGTCCTTCCAGGTGAACTAGCGCGCGCTCAAGCCGCGGTGTCGTATGAGAAGAAGACCAAGACGCCCTTGGCTGCCTGCACGTCGAAGACGATCCCGGCCTTCGTGGTAACAGCGACGTCCATCGTCACACTGTGATTGGTCTTCATATTGCAGAGCTTGCCGCGATCGGTGATCGCGACAGGTGAGACCGTTTCGTTGTCCATCCACTGCAGTTGAATCTCGCGCCAGAGCTTCACTTGCACTTTGATGATGCCGTCCGCGTTCTTCGTTTCGTGCCAGTAGCCGATCTGCATCGCGCCTGGCGCGTTGACCACTTCGCCTGTCGCGTTGAACGCTGCGACGTTGCCTTTTTCGCAGACCTCGCCGCTCTTCACCACGAAGCTGTAGTAGCCCCAGTGAGCCTCACGAATAGTTCGCTCTGCCATGTTGCCCTCGGAAGTGAGTTGTTAGTTGTTAGTCCCTTGTGAGGCTCACTTGGCGGGTGGAGCGCCCGACGCTGCGCTGGGCTTCACGACGCCGAGCCGCAGCTTGTAGGCGGAGTTTTCGACTCCAGTCGATTCGCCGAGCAGACCCATGCGCATGTCGAGCGCTTGCTTCTCGTTCGCGGGAAGGCGCGACGCGTTCGGATCGCCCTCTTCCGCGCCACGCGTGGGTGCAACGCCGCCGCCGCCGGCTGCAGCGTTCGCGCGCGGGTTCGATGCGAGCGTGCCCGTCAGCTTCGGCATGCCTGCGATGTGCTCGCGCACGAGGTCCATCGGCGCCTTCTGCAGGATCTTGCTCATCTCCGCAGACAGGTCCGGACGCGAAGAGATCAAGCGCGCGCGCTCGTCCCGTTCATCGCGCTTGCGGAGCTCCGCTTGCGTCGCTTCCGACGTCTTCTGCGCTGCGATCGCAACGCGATACGCGGCTGCAGCCATGCTCTCTTTCTTCTTCGCCGGCGGTTCCGTGTCATCGTCCGGATCCACCTCGCTTACTGCAGCGGGCTCATCGTCTTCGCTCACTGCGGCGGGATCCTTCGCGGGATCCTCTTCTTTCTTGGGCTCGTCGCCGCCGCCTTCGCCGAGCGCAGCGAGCGCGCGCTTCGCGGCTGCAGCGTTTGCATCTTCGCCCTTCGCTGCTTCTTCGAGCGCAGCGCGCGCAACCTCGTAAGGTGATTTATCAGCCATCGCAGTCGCTCCGGGTTGAGTCACGCTCGCCAGCGCGAGCACATCCGACAGGCTGCCGATTTGGTCGGCGAGCCCCACAGCCACGGCGCCATTGCCGTGGAAGATCTTTGCTTGCAGCCCTGCGAGCAGTTCTGCGCTCATGCGCGGACGCTGCTCCGCGACCAGCGCGAAGAAGCTGCCGGCCATAGAATCGACGATGCTCTGCATCTGTTCGATCTCTGCGTCGCTTACAGGCTGCTCGGGGTGGCCGTCCGCTTTGCGCGCGCCGCTCGTGATGAACTGGACGCGCACGCCGTCTGCAGCGTTGCGTGCGCTCACATCGCAGCGCTCGACCAGCACGCCGATCGAGCCGATGAGTGCAGACTCGGCGAGCACGATGCATTCCGCTGCGCTCGCGAGCGCGTACGCTGCGCTGCAGCAATCGCCTTCCGCGAACGCGAAGAGACGCTTACCTGCAGCGCTGCACATCGTGCGGAGCGCGCGCGCAGTCTCGAAGCAGCCAGCGACTTCGCCGCCGGGGCTGTCGAAGCGCAGGATCACAGTGCGCGCTGCGGTCTCGCACGCTGCAGCAACCCGCGCGCTTATCGCTTCGTAGGAGTCGTAACAGTAGTGCGCGTGCTGTTCGAGCGGGCCGCGGATGTCGACGATGACCGCGTCGCCGACCTCCGAGTTCTCCGGCGGCCGCGCGTCCATGAAGAAGAGCTCGAAGAACGCCTTCGGGGCGATCGCGAGATAGCCGCGGCGCTCGTATCGCATCGCTGTCTTCTGCGCGCTCATGCTGCTTGCTCCGCGGGTGCAGCGGGTGGCTGCGGAGGTGCGTCGGGCGCAGTGGGCTGCGCAGCGGGCGCGGTCGCAGACACGAAGCCTTTGTCGACGCTGCCCATGAGTTCATTGGCTCCAGCGTCATCGACGAGAAACGCACGCTTGATGATGGCGAGGCCGGAGTCGCGAGGAATGAGCCCATCGGCGACTGCACGAATGATCTCGAGCAGCGACGCGATCTGCGCGCCGTTGAGCGCTGTGTCCTGCGCTGCTTTGTCGGATGCGACAGCGCCCTCCGTAGGCGCGACAGCTCCGAGCGTGTCTGCATCCGTGCCCGTGTCCGCAGTGGGCACGGTCGACTTGCCGCCTTCGATGACGCGCAGCGCTGGCTTCTTCCCGGATTCGGGTACGCCGTCGCCGTCATAGTCGCCTTCGAGCGGCACGCCGTAGCGCTCCGCCATCGTGGTGACATCGAGCGCGTAGCCCGCAGTGCCGAGCGCTTGCTGCATCTGGATTATCGCGTTCGCGAGCGTGAGCACACTGTTCGCTTGCGCGTTCAGATCTTGCGGCGGCGTTACGTCCCATTCCATCGCTGCACTCATCGTCTCGATGGCGTCTTCGCCGTACGACAGCGCGATGTAGACAGGGATGATCTGCGTGTTGACTGTGTACGCGAGCCCGTCCGCAGTGTCTTTGATGAGATCCGCGCGGATCGCTTTGTGAATGTCAGCGTTCGCGAACCCGGAGCCGCCCGTCGTGGTCACGATCTGGCCAGCGATCGCGATGATGAACTCTTCATTCTGCTGGGTGATCGTCTTGTTGAACGAGTCGAACCCGCGGCCGTTGCTTTCGATGAGCTTGACGTCATAGCCGGGCGTCATGCCGAAAACGGAGTTGATGCCCCACGCCATCACCTGCGCGAAGAAGCTCTGCTTCTGCGCTTCCGCTGCACCTTGCGGAGCGACTGCGACGCGCGCGGGGTTCGCTAGCTTCGACTCCCAATTGTCTTTCTGGAGGTTCGCGTGCTCCTTCCGAATGTACGCGCGCCCGACGCAACGCCAGAGCGCGTGCTGCCACGGAGCGACACGACCGCCGGGAACGTGAAGC